TATTATTTATAGTGCCTTGTGAGATTCGATGCGTATTTGCATTGTATAAATCTCCATTACTAAATAAAAAATATTGAGTTTCTTTCTCATTCCAAATAACTCTTTTCACCTGCAAATCTTTCATCTTAAAAAAATCCTCCTAAAGTTTAATATTTTTAAAGAAACATTTTTTATTTCTTTAATTATATTATACTACGATTTTTCTAAAAAGTCAATTAATTTACAGTGGATATCTGGTATTTGTATCTAATGGTTTCCATATATCTCTGGGTATTACGGTCCAATGTACTCCATTTAGAACTTAACTCTAAAAATACATCGTCCAAATCCCTAAATTGTCCTGTGGCATCTTTTAATGAGATACCTACAGATTTTAATGCCGTATCTACATCATTGTAGTCTAAATCATCAAATTCAGAATCTTCTGCTGAGACGTTTTCAGACAATTCTGTAAAACGGGCTATTATCGTTTTCATTCATTCATGTTCCTTTATAAAATCGCAATTTTTATAAAGACCCAATGAGGGTTTTCTTTATGTCTCCATAAAGATCAGACTATATCTTCATCTTGCTTTAAAGCAAGAGCCTCCCATTTCGAGGTCATTCGCTTACCTCTATCAGCATTTCAGCCGTTAGTCTTTGAACCTTTAATTAGAGAAATTGGTATAATTTAGCTTCTTATTATATAAATACCAATCATACTTTCCTCTTCATTACTTGGCTGCTGATTATCTTTTATAATATAATTATATCACAATTTATTATAAAAATCAAATTAATTACGTTATATCATAATAAGATTTCCCAGCAATTAAGGAGGTTTCAAATATACTTCACAATATATTAGGGTTAATGATTAGCCGTACCGCATTATCTTCAAATTATAAATTTTCTGCTATCGCTTTTTGTGCCAATAGATATTTTCTATCTAAATAAATATGCGAATCATCATATAGCATATGAAGAATTTTATTTACTTCTCTTTTTCCTGCTACAACAAATTTTGGAACACTGTTATTTTTATCTAATTTTTTATTAATTTGCCATAAATTCATAACGTATTTTAATATACTTTCTGTGCTTATTAAATTAATACGATATTTAACAGAATTAACACTATTTTTTTGAGGATAAATACTTCCATCTCCATCAAATAGGCCTCTACTCCAGTGTATTAATAAATCATCAGACATCTCCATTTGAGGAGTTAATGTTAATGATTTTTTTCTATATAAGCCTTGCTTTTCCAAATCTTTACATATCTTATAATCATATAATCTAAAAAAACGATAAGGCTTATTTTGATTATTAATTTTATCTTTATATGGAGCATTAGTTTCTAAAAATTGTTGAAATTTTACTATATGTTCTTTATCTTTGTCTGCCAGTCCAAGAATTATTTCGCCTCGTTCTGGGTCAACATAACCATCGGCATACAAAAAGCCAAGCCAATAAGCTTTTTCTTCTGAATCAATCTTTTCAAATACATTTGAATTGCGTTCATAAATCATGTTTTAGTCCTCCTAAAATATTAGCTTATTAAAAATTATAATTCTGCACATTATGTGCCTTTAGCTTCTTTTGTTATACTAAAGTTGAGACTGTCGCACACCCATTATTATGGGTCTCTTTCATTCAGTCGTTCACGGTGCTTATTCGAGACTCTCGATGAGCTTCCGCCCTGTTATCCACTTCTGGATGTCCAAGTCAATTAGAAAGAGTTTTATTCAATACAGATTATGAATTATGCTGTATTGACACCAGTTTGATGTTTTCCTTTCCATTCAGATGGTTCGTTATTCCATCCCGTTTATTAAACTGCTATAGGCTTTCCCTATAGAATAGACTATATCTTCTTCCTTTTCTCTAAAAAGGAAGTATAATACTTCGGTATCACTTGATACCTATCAGAGCCAATCCTGATAGTCGTTGGACGTTTTACTTAGAATTCTAAGCAACTTCGCTGCGAGTTATCCAATCTCTTACTTTTTTACTTTACCAAGCTGATTAGACTTGCCGCCGCCCTATCACTAAGACGGTTTAGTAGTAAGAGCTCTAAGGATTTTCTCGTCAATTCATTATATTCTACTATAATAATTGCTTATTATAGACCCTGAAATTTTATGAGTAAACGATTGAATATTGTTTATTCATTACTGTTCTCTGTTTTCGATTTAATGCTTGTCTTAAAATTCTTGGATTTATGTCTGTGTATAGTTTTGTTAAAATATTTATTTCATCATAATTAAAGTATAAAGTTTTTCCATTGCCAACAATTACGAATTCGCTGTCTCTTGGCAATTCAAATTTATTATCTATTTCTTTATTTAACTCTAATTTTCCTATCGTCTCTTCTTCTTTTGGTGCAGTTCCTTCTTTGTCAATTAATCTTTCTATTTCCTCACTATTTATTTCTTCCCAATTTAGCGTCAGTTCTTTATTGTCTTCTATATAATAACCATTAAATTTAAAATCTATATCTTTATTGTTGGCTAAATTATAATTACTTTTTAATTCTTCTTTGACTTCATCAATTTTTATATACTTTGTTTTATAATTAGTCTTATTTTTATAGTTAACAATCCAATTAATTCCATCTTCTGAAAGAGGATAATCTTTATACCAAAATATACAATCTTTATGTGTAATTCTCTGTCCAGAGATAACATTAAAAATATTTCCTCTTATCATATTATGTTCCTTACAAAAAGCAGTAAAATTGTTAAAGATTGTTAAAGAGTTGTCTTTCAAATTATAACAAATAACATCTCTTAGATTTATTCCTTTTTGATTATTTTTATTATAATAATTTGACTGGTCGCTATTTGAAGTTGCAAGGTTTTTATTATAAAATTTCTCATTTGGAATCTTATAATACGTTAAATAGTATTTTTCTAATCTGGTTAATTCTTCACTACTTTGTGCGGCCGCCAGAAAATGAATAGAAAAATTCTTTGTTCCATATTCTTTTAGTGTTTTTTGTAAATCTATTCCACTACCTTTATAATCATTTTCCCAGTGCAAGCTTCTTGTAGTAATTTTACCTATGTACATTTTACCATTAATTTCATTCTTTGAATAATAAATATATCCAAAATCCATTTCGCAACACTCCTTTTTAATAAAATATTAATAGAATTTCTTCTATTAATATAATTATATCATAAAGGAGACTAAAAGTCAAGCATTTGAGTTTATTCATGAGACTGACTCATGAAATGTTTCAAGGGGCCTCTTGGGTCGTTTCTATCATTTGTGTCAAGAACGCCGATGTTGTTTCAAAGCTCATACCAGCCGAGTTTGCAATCGCATTAAAAATGTCTATTTTTAGACATTTTAGACTATATCTTTTTCAAATATCACTTCAATATTACTTTTTAATATTTACTCTCTATTGAGATAGTCGTTGAGCTTTAGTTTAAGATAATTTAGGTTTTCTATTTCCCAATAAGGAACTTCAATTAGAGGTATATTGTTAGCTAGACAATATTCTCTTTTTATAGTATCTCTTCTTTTCTAATCTTCTATTGTACCTAAATAGGCATCATTTACAGTATAATAATGTTGCTGCCCTTGAACTTCAATTAAAATTTCTTTTTTATTTTTTGTAAAGACACAAAAATCAAAGCTAAAAGGTTTTAAATCTTCGTATCTTTTTTGACAAACAAAATTGTATTTGTTTTCAGCTAAGAAATTTTTTACTTTCTATTCTAATAAGGACATTTTACGATAACATTTTGGACAACCTCTTCCAAGCTCAAAAATTCTTTTAGAAAAAATAAATCCACATTTGTGCTTTATTAAAGATTTATTCTTTGTTCCAGTAAACTGTAGTAATTCATATTCACAATTTCCAACTTGATTCAAAAGTTCTTGACCTTCTGCAAAATCAAATTTATTATGAATTTTAAAACAATTGGGACATATTTTCCCATCAAAGTTTCCTCGAACTTTCTTCTCAAAAATGTTGCCGCATCTTTTACATTTGAATTTAGAATAGTTATTAACTCCTTTCCATTCTAACAATTCAAGATAACCTTTTTTTAATTCTTCTTGTACATGAGCATAGATTTTATTTTTATCTTTTTCACAATTGCCGCAAAAGAATTCTTTCCTTCCTATCATTACAGCTTCGATATTATTAATTGCTTCAATCTTGCCGCACTTATTACATTTAATTTTACAAGGTTTTCTTTGGCCTTGATAATTTAATAGAGTAAAATCTGAGTTTGGAAATAATAGTTCTAATCGCTCTTGTAGTCTGTCTTTGTTCCATCTTGAATATGGTTTATAGCACTTAGGGCATAATGTTATTTTAGTAAATAAATTTCTTGCATTTTTATAGTTGTAGCTTTCGCCGCATTTAGTACATCTATATTTTATAGAAGATTTTTCTCCATTAAATTCTAAAATCTCTATATTATTTTTATTAAATACTCTTTTTAAAGTTTCTATAAAATCATACATAGTTATTTCTCCTTTATCTTAAACTCTTAGCTGCTGATTATTCATTATTTAGTACTTAGGTTAGCAACTCCATATACCATACTATTACTTTTTTCTACTTTCATAACCATTAAGGTGTAATAGTCATTAGAACGTTCCAGCAATTCAATATTTTAAGCACCGATTGATGCTGTCTTACTCATAGCATACGCTATATCCTCAACAGAAGCCGCCGCATTAGCAGCAAGTTCAGAATAAACGTCAGTTACGTGAGAGCCTTCTTCCATTTCCATTTTAAAGCCGCGTAGCATTTCATTCCATTAGGTTCATTACTTCCTAATGAGTTATTTCGTCTTTATATTTCTATAAAGTTTAGACTATATCTTTTTCATATCCGTTTCAATTTATTTAAATTTACTCTCTATTGAGATAGTCGTTGAACCTTGAGTCTAATATAATTGGAATTTTAAAAGTTTTATATTCCCAATGCGGAAAGATTTCTCTTATTCTTTCTTCATATTCTTCCATTTTCATGTTAAAATTTTCCATATTATATTTCCTCCTTGGCTGCTGATTGTCTATTTTTAGTATTTAGGTAAAATACCATGTACCACTTCAAAACTTATTTCTACTTTCGTTCTTTTTATTTTGAGGAAAAATAAAAAGCATTTGAATTTTAAGAGTTCCCAGCAATTAAAATATTTTTAAGCGACCTTACGCTTTATTAAGCCGCCGTCATTTCAGAAGTTGCAGTACTAAAATCAAGACCTGCTAAAGTAGCAAGTTTCATAGTGTCTTCTGTTAATGACAATACTTCATTGGTTTCCAAACCCTGCTGATAGAACAAAGCAGACGCTTCAACAACGTCTTTCGTTTCCTGTCCAAGTTCCTGTGCCATATCAGCATAAGTTCCATAACTGCTCCACATATCACTAATATCATAATCAGTTACCATTGCAATTGAAGCAAAAGCACTATCTAATTCCTATGTTTCCTGATAAGTTTTCTTTATCTGGGTTATTATAGTATTTAAAGCATTAGAAAAAGAGAAAAGGTATTTAATCTGATTTTTAAATCCTTCCAAAGCCTCGTTAAATTTATTGTGTTCTGTAATATTTTCTTTTATCTATTCAGCTTCTTCGTCTTCTGCTTTCGCTAAGTTTTTTGTGTCTTCAGCTGCTTGATTAACTCCAATAGAAACAGTAGAAGGTTCAGCCAAATTTTGTTTTTGCTGATTTGCTGTTGATGTTTTTTCTTCTTTTACTGCAGCCCCTTGCTTTACTTTTTCTGAAGCTTCTGCTACTAAATCGGAAGAGTTTGCTAAAGCGTTTTGGTCTTTTGTTAATTGCTTGATTTCTTTATCACAATCTTTTATTGTATTTTCTTCTGCATTTATTTGTTTTTGTAAACGATTTCCTTCTTCTTTGACATTTTCAATACTGGTTTGAAAAATCTTACTGATAGTACTTTCATTTTTCATCTCCATTCCATTTGCTTTTAGGAATCTTGTAAATTTTGACATGGCACTACCAGCATTTTGAGATGTCTATGCAATATCTTTAAAATTACTCTTTAAATAAGTAAATTGTTCATCACTAATATTTTTACTAATAGTATTTCCATCTTTATCTGTAGATACAGATTTGAAGCCGGTCTTTCGCAAACCTTCAGCTTGCCCCAGATTGGCTTTTGAAGCTTCTGCTTGTGCTTTTCTCGCTTCTGCTTCACTTTTTAATTGTTTTTGCTTATTAATTTGTTCTTGCAATTCATCTGTAATATCTTCTTGTACTTTTTTTACATCTTTACCTTCTTTTATAGCAGATTTTAGGCTCTCAACAAAACGCTTATTATTACTAGATAATTTTACGGAATTTTCTACTACTTTTATTTGTTCTTTTAATAAAGCATCATATTCCGCTTTTGCATCAGCGATAGCCTTATCTGCATTTTTAAATCCTTCGGCTAATGTTTTTGCATCAATATCTTTAAAACTAATTCCTAACTCAGAAACCAACTGATTCATTTTTTCAAGGTTTTTCTGGAAAGAGCTAACTTCTGATGTTGTTGAGAAACCTCTCTAAATTGCCGCCCTTAAAACAGTTTGTAATTGCTCTATTTTTTCAATTTGTTTATCCAAACCAAGGAGGTCAGACATTGAGGTTCCCTTTGATTGTAATTCTTGACGGACTTGCTTAAATTTGGTGATAATATCAGTAAAATCCGCCTTACCTTCAATAAAGAAGGTTTTCTTATTGGCCATTTAACTCACCTCTTAAAGTTTAAGATTTAGATTAACTAAATTAACAGTAAACCCATTATTTTTGATTGTTGCTTTAGCATCTTCTGACTTGCTTTGTAATGGCTCTATTTTATAAAAATCCCTATCCCAATCATTAAAAGCATCTTTTATAAGATTATATTTTGTTGCTGATTGAGTATTGGATAATGAAATAGTAAAGAGTCCATTTGAATTCTACTATTCTATTAAGGTATTAATAGAATTTAAAGCACATTCATATATATAAGAAGTTGGATACATAAGATTCTATAACTAAAAAAAGTAATTATCTACAGTATTTTCTCCTTCTTGTGTATATACTCTTAAAAAAGTTCCTATTTCTCTTAAAGAAATTTCTCTTATTTTATTTTCAAGAGTTGCAAGACTTATATCATTTTTAGACAAAAGAAAGTCAGCATTAGCAGTTATATATGTAATTAACTGGATTTCTTCATTTGTAAAATATTTATTCATATATTTACTGGTGGTTGATAATCCTTCGGAACTATTGTATATTTTAATAGACTTATCGCTTGAAGCTTTCATATAATGCTTAACGTTAATACCCATTTTTGTTCCATTAATTGCCAGTGTTAGGTCATTTACACTTGCTCCAAAAGTCTCTCCTCGAATTTGCTCATATAAGCTTCCTGTTAATCGAGTGGTATCGTAATTTTTTAACGGATAAGCAGTACCAAGTTCTCCCAAAAATCCAGATACAAAAGCATTTGAGTTAGCTGGTTTCAAACTCGCGACATCATCACCTACTAATTTCTTTATAGTCTTTCTAATGCTTTGATCTGCTTCCGTTCGGCATTTTTCTCCAAGTTCTGCATAACAATTATCAATAAACTTCTCGTCTATTGCTACAGTTCCCAAGCCTCGTAATTTAAGTTCTTTTATACCATTTTTACTCTTTAGTCCTTCTTTTAAATTTCCCAAAACATAACGAAAAGATTTTAATATTGAGTTAAGAATAGACTAATTATTTACTAATTTATATCCTCTCATATTCGCATATATTTTATTTTTAGAACCTTGATACTAATTGGTATATACTCGTAAATAATATTCATTATTTGCATTTTGTAATTCAAATTTCTCTTTACCTTCTAAGGCAAGTTGTTTTCTTATTTGTTCTCTTAAATTAGCACTAAAAGTGGTTGCGAGAGTTGCCTTCTAATTTTTAATGTTTGCCAATTCTTTTTTTGCCGCATTTTGTATAATATCATACAATGCTTGGGAGATAACTTTATTTGTACTACTACTAAAAATCCCCTTAACATCATTTAACAATTGATTAATCGCAGCATCACTCGTTAAGTTATCTGCCTGAGCCTAACCAGTTGCTTTAGTTCTTGAAAAAAGTTCAGCAACACTTGACTTTAATTCATCATACAATTCTTGTGATAGTAAAAATAAAGAGAAACAAGTCTAAGAATCTAAATTTATTGTATCATTAGCACTATTAAGACCATTTAGCCAAGTTGTAGTCCAGAATTTTATTAATTCTGTTTTATTATTCCATAAAACTTCATAGTCAGAATATTTAGTTTTTGTATTTCCTTTCTTATTTATATTATTATATATTACTTTTTCGTTTTGCTTAGCTATGTTCATTTTGTTTGTTAGTAAATTACGGAACTCTGTTTTAAAATCTGGCTGAGTAGCACTATTTAGTAAAACATTATTCATTTCACCCTATATCTCATCCCAGCCGCCCCAATATCTTATTTTATGAGCATACAATATATCGTTTTGTGCTCTAATAATATCAAAGTATCTCCAATTATAATAATCGCCCTTTGCTATATCTACAAAAACTTGTGCCCACGGCATTTGTTCACTTGAAAATCGACTCAATACTTCTCACCTCCTTTATATAAAATAAAAAAAAAGAACGGTCTCTGCCGTTCCCCATTAAACATAATCCCCTGTTAATTCCTTATCTAAAAAAGTTATATAAGCAACACTCTGTTCCTCTCTTCTCCTACTCTCATCAACATAACCAGTAAAGTAAAAGTCGCTGACAGTAGAAGCATCATAACTTTTTCCAAGTCTTAACGATAAATTTGAAGATAATCTAATTTTCGGCATTTCCAATATCGCAGTGGACACTTCTCCACTATTTTCATCCTTTACACTCATTTTCCCATTTAATCTGAGAAATCCATTAAAAAGTCGATTACCGACTTCTATCACCTTAATTTTATCTTCATATGTAAATGTATAATCTACCATTACATTTCGATAGCCCTCATAGAAATAAATTCTATTCTGATAAATTTCAAAATCTCTAATTCTCTATCCTGTATCGGCATCATAACAAAAAACCCATTTTGTCTTTGACGGCGGCAAAGGCTTCAATTTTATTTCCTCGTGCGGCCCTTTCTTAAATCCTTCGATTTTCGGAGCGGCGCCAAGTTCAATATTGCAGTTATTAGGTCGATATTTTAAATCAACAAAACAACATTTCTCATCTTCAATTGTATGTAATGTTTCATAAAATTGAACAGATTTAATATTAGGCTCATTTAATTTAGAATTACTTAATAATGCCCAACTTGTAGGAGATAAAACGCCATTAGTTAAAGCAAAACTCGCTTCTTTATCAATTTCCCAACTAACTAAAGCAGGATTATGATAACCTCCTCTTGCCTGAACAGATGATTTTGATTCTTGAAACTGAGCAATCTAAGCAGAAGCAAAAGACAGTACAGTTTCATTAATATCATATTTCTTTTTTCCAATCTCAATAGGACTATTAAGACGTAAAGTAATATCATACATTTCTTTCATTCCGCCAGAGCTTTCCATAACTTCACCTCCTTTATTCTTATTCCTATAAAAAGTAAGATTCTATTAATTAAATTCTAAAAAAATAAGACGACCTAAGCGGCCGCCCTATTTTTAGCGAGATTAATAAATCTCTGGATTGTCGAATCCGACTGTATCTAAAAGTTCAGTTTGTGTTGCAGTATGAGTATAGATAGCCTTCTGAGGAACTATTCTTGTTCCGCCATGAATTGTATCTTCATCTACATCAAACTGTTTAAGTTCCATCATAATATCATTTGGAGGAGTTAAGACATCAATTGACATTGTGAATGTTGTCGGGTCTCCTTCTGCTTCCAAAGTAATGCTTGTGTCAGAATTAACTTGTGCTCTATGGATTATGAACTGATAACGCTGGTCTTTACCAGTCTTCTGATTTCTAATATAAGTTTCGCCAACTATTTTGTAAACACCTGGGAAAGTTTCTGCATCAATTACAAGAGTTCTTCCAAGAATTCCATCATCATCGCCCTGCTTATATTTTACCGTTCTTGTCCATTTGTAGTAAACAGTACCAAGTTTAAGTTTAAAACGGTCTGAGTCAGTTTTTAAATCAAAGTCTTGGTCGTAGTGGTCATCATTCTGATAGTTTGCCTCCCAACCTTGAATGTAGCCGTCATCTGTTAAGTTGAATAATGGCAACATTGTCTTTGCATCATAGTAAATAGTATAAGATGAAGTCTGGTCATCTTGATAATATTTAAATAAATTTTTCTTCTGTTCCTGAGTACTAATTGTTAAACCATCTTTATTTCTAACAATACATTTTTCCATTCTATCAATAACTTCAACATCATACATTTCTGTTTCAATTGAACCTATTTTCTTTATGTTAGTAATATAAGTCATAATCTTCTCAACAACTTTAGTAGGCATAGCATAATCAGTTGAAGACGCACCATATGTATAATCAGAACTTGATTGCCATAATCTCTTATAATAGCCTTTTCTCAAATTAATTCTATTCTCTTCAATAGATTCCTCATCTGAATCATAATTTTCTTTCCAGTAAATTAAACCAGAATATTTGGAAGTATTTGAAACGCTATTATCTCCAATCCAAATCTTTGATTCAGTCGCCGCTTTAAACACAATTTCCCATTCCTCATCTGTTAAAGCAGGAGAAGGATAGGCCTTTGTAGAATAATGAAGCTGTCCATATTTGTTTGCTATATTAATTTTAACAATTGCTGATGTATAAGGAGCAAGTTTAGCTTGGAGTTCGCCGCCCCAAATCATGCTCATTGATGCAGGAGAGAATAAAGCGTCTTCAAGATTTAAAGTGATTTCTTTTCCGAAATTCCAAGTAATTAACTTTTTATTACCTTTACCACCTTCAGCACTTACATTCTCTGCTGACTTTTCTATAGTAGAAACCTTTAAAGTATCAAGGAGTAAAACTGGAGTGTAGATTTCTTCATCTCCAACAGTAGTTATAGTATAGAATACTACATCTGCAACTTCCTTAATACCATATTTTTGGAATAGATTCATTTAATTCACCTCTTTAATCTTCCGTAATTTGTAAAATGATTTTATCATCGGCGGCCGACAAAGCGATTTTACTTGTGTCAACCATTTCCGTTGATGTTCCTTGACTAACGATTCGAGTGTTTCCAGTAGTGGAGTCTTGAACTCCATTAATATATTTGTATTGAATTTGTTTTTGGTTAGTAGTGTAAGATACTTGAATAGATAAGTTTTGTTTACGAACTACTGTACTTTTTGTTAGCGTAATTATTGGAGCAGTGCCATAGGTTGGGTCTATACCTTCCTCATCTAAGTAATAAGTTTCTGAACTATTTGGACTTAATATTTTAATTCCAGTATAGACTTTTTCTGCTGTACCGCTATTCACCCATTGATAAGTAATTATATCTTCATCTTTATCTTAGTCAGACCCAACTAATTTAGAATAACTTGGGTCTTCAGGAACCACCTCATCACTGGCAACTACTTGTGTGCTTCCACTTGCATAGCTATCATATTTCTTTGTATCAACGTCATACTGAGTTAATTTCATCATTACGCCATCGTCTCTACGAAGAACTTTAAGATTCATAGTGTAAGTAGTAGGGTCGCCTGCGGCCTCCAGTGTTAGGCTTGTTTCGCTGCTCATTTTACATAATGGAATTTCAAATTGGAAACGTTGGTCTTTTCCATCTTTTCTACTTCTTG